GAACGTCCAACAACCATCTTTGACCACCTCTTCTTCTAACCTGTCTTTTTAAATTTTGTGTAACAGAAACTAAAGTAGGCTCTATAGATTTTATGTTTACGCTACTTGCTGCTGGTGATGTTGGGAAGCTACCACTCATGTTACAAAACCTCTTTTACCTCTTCGATTAAATTCATTTTCTACTATGGCAGATATAGTAGGTGCATTTTCTGTTATTGCAGCTAAAGTATCTTTAGAATCAAAGGCTTGAATGTTGTAGGTGATATTTACAGGAGTACCGCCCATGCCACCTTTTCTGTGGTCTATTACAGATTCATTAGGATGTAGTATTGCTGGAAAGCCACCTCTGCCATCTACGCCACCTGTTCTTGAGCCAAACCCTGTAAAACCACCGCCCTCTGCTGAAAACATACCTGTTGGATTTATGTCTCCTCTAAAACCACCCATGTTTTTTCCACCACCAGCACCACCAAAAAAACCGCCAATCATACCAAAAATGCTTTCTATAACAAATTTTCTAATTGCAATTCTAAGAATTTCTGCAATAACAAAATTTGCAAAATCTTTAAAATCTAATTTACCTTTCATAAGACCATCAACTAAAGTATCCTCAAATTTTTGCATTGTATTAACAATGCTATTACCAATCATTGTCCCTGTGCTTTGGAAACTTTCTTTAAATTGAAATAATGGCGCTTGTATGTCAGCAACCATTTGTGACATTTTTGCAGAAAAACCTTGTGCTTTATCACCAAAAACTTCAAAGAAATTACCGCCTTCGTCTTCTCCATCACCAAAAGCACGTTTCATGGCTTCTCTCATGCTTTCTAAACCAGATACTGCATTTGCTATATTTTCACTTGGTACAATAGGTTTGTTAAAAGTTTCTAATAATTTTTCATTTTCTCCTATTAATCTTTTAATTTCATCTGTGAATCCTTTGGCAAATTCTGTGCTTCCTAAAGCACCCATAGAAAATAAATTAAAACCTATTCCTATGCTATTCAAACTTATACCTAAACCTGCTAAAACTTTATTTACACTTAGAAAATTTCTTTCAAAAGCCATTCTGAAATCATCAGATGCTTCTAGTATATTTATAAGGGCATCAATTATTCCTTCTGCAAAATCTTGACCTAATTTCTTAGCGTTCTTTGCTGCTAAAGTATTTTCTATAGATTCAGCAAATTGGTCTAAAACAGGTAAAAAAGCTGTAGTTATGGCATCTCTAATAACTCTAAAAGTAAAACCTATTCTTGATAATCTATCGTTAAATGCTTCTGTAGCAGATATTGTCTTGCCATCTAAAATTAAACCTAATTCTTTTTGTTTTTCAACATAAAGTTCAAAGGCTTTGCCACCCATCAAAATAGTATTGGTAAGTTCTTGACCAGCACGACCAAATAACAAAGCTAAGTCTGCATTTCTAAGAAATATATCTCCGCTTTGTTTCATGCCTTCCATCATTTGAAACAAAACTTCGTTGAAAGATTTTTCTTCGCCTGTGGCAGTCATCAAAGACACACCATAGCGGTCAAAAATATCTGTATAAGTTTTTAAACCTTTACGACCTTCACCAACCATCTTGGCAAATTTTTGGATTGCTTTGTTTGCAGTATCAATCGAAGCACCTGATTGAATAGCAGATAATTGAAAGGCTTGAATTACATCAGTTGTTGCACCTGTCCGAGATGCTATCTTGCCAATAACATCTATATAATCAAAAGATTTTTTAAATAAAACAGTTAATGCACCAGCTACAGCACCAATACCAGCAGTAAGCATACCGAAGGCTTTGAGTGCTTTGCCAACTGCATTTTTAACTCCATTTAAACCTTTTTTGACAGTATTAAATACTTTTTGAGTCTTATTAACAGCAGAAATGACAATGTTTAATTTTCCTAAGTTACCCATTTCTTTCCATTCTTTTATTCATTTCTTCTAAATATGCCAACCAATAAACAAACTCCTCTACAGTCATGCTCTTTTGTAACTGTTGAACTGTCATGCCGAGTCTGTCTGCAAGAGCAAACATAGCAAATAAATCAGAATCGGCTTTTACTTTTCCTGTGCTGTTTCAGATGTAACACTACCTAAAATTTCAGATGCAACATTAGACAAAACTTCCACATCAGCTTTTGTCATAAGACTTTCCTTATCAGCTAATGTGAAAAGTTTGTTGCCATCTGCATCAAGACTTTTGGTAATGATAGCGTAAACCATAACCTCTAAATCGCCACCATTTGCCATTTTGTAGAGTTTTTTGCTCTCTTGTAATGTTAATGGTTTTGTAAAAATTTCTAAAGGCTCTCCATCTGTTCCCCATTCTTTGACTTCAATCTTTTTAATTTCTTGAGCATCAAAGTGAGCAACGACATTATCTATCGCTTTAGTCATAATTAGTAAGTACCAATCGTCAATGCGCCTGTTCCTTGAAATGCAATAGACATTTCAACAAGTCCATCATGTGCCGCAGTTCTAGTGATATCAGTTACGATAGCACTACCTGACAATTTGTATGAACCACCTGCAGTTCCTTCAGGTGCTAAATTCAAAGTGAATGAAGAACCTATAGTTAAAGAAACCTGACCTGAAGTATCAGTATCGTCAAAAAATACATCGACTGAACCTGAAAATTCAGTAAGAGTAGCTTCAAATGTCTTTGCTGAGTCACCCATAGAAGTAGATTCTGTAGTGTCACCTGTTTGAGTGATACTATAAGACCTAACTTCTGCTAAAGCATTACTGCCTGTTTGTACTACACCAGCTTTACCTGTAAATACTGCCATTATTAATCCTCTTTAGATTTTGTTTTAATTTTAGATTCTCCTTCAAGAATCCACCCATTTTGTTTTAGATTTTCTACTTCTGAATCAAAAACAGTAATTTTGCTTTTGCCATCAGGAGAAACCATTACATTTTTATCCATAATAAAAACCTCTATAAAGCGACATCTGCTGCCACTTCTGTAGTTTGATAACCTATATTATATACCATAGTCATAACAGCAATAGGTTGTTCACCCTCGCCATTATAATTTATTTCTGTCGAGTCTAGGAAAGAATCTCTAGCTAAATCGTTATGAGTTACATCTGCACCCATAGCGGCTTCAACTTCTTTAGCAATAGTATCAATCGTATCGTCATAATTGCTATTTGCTTTCACATACGCTTCAACTACTAGAGATAGATTCCTTTGTAATGTTCTTGTTGAACCCATTTCTAGTAATTCTGAATCTTCAGATTTTGTATAAATAATTAATGCTGGTAGCTTAGAATCTTCTAAATTATAAACTCTGCTTTGATAAACATTAGAGCCTGTAGTAGTTAGACCTGTTAAGGTTGTGCCTACCCTTTCTCTAATTTGTTGTCTTATGTGATTAGCCATTATTGTTCTTGTAATATTAAAGCTGTAATGCCTGTGTTGTCAGGTTGTACGTTTACAACAGAATAAGTTCTTGCACTTTTTAGAGTATTACCATCTAAATCAGTTTGTGCTGAAAAAGCCAAAGTATCGCCATGACTTGCTGATGATACGTCTTTGGTTTTGCAATATGCGACAGGTGTACTACTCTCAACTCCAACAGTTAAACCATCTACTGATAAATATTCATCTTCAAGGATAACCTTGATAGTTGTTGCAGAACCACCGCTAACAGTATAAGTAGCAGATACACCATGTCCATAAGAATCATCAAAGTAGCCGTCAAAATCAGCATCAAATTCTAAAGCCATTATTTTCCTTTTCTTTTAGTAACTTTAGGTTGTTCTGATTTTTCCAAGCCTACGCTTCTATCTTTTTTTTCAGATACTTTGCCTTCAGATGCTTCTGCTTTACCATAACTAATTAAAGTATTAGCAGTATCGTTATTTATTTCAACAACATCACCAGCAGAAACTTTTTTACCATCGGCAACTGTATCTCTAAGAATTAAAACTTTCATTTTGCTTTCCTTGTTTTTAGAAAAGGCGGCAGACGTTATGCCTGCCGCTTTTTCAGTTGTTAATACCATCTATTAACT